GTAGAGGGCAAGATACATTTGCTTGGAAATCAGTACATAAACTACGGCGCATTTCTGACGGCAGTGATAAACTTCATAATCATGGCGTTCGTTATTTTTGTAATAATGAAGGTCATAAACAAGCTTGCGTCACTTGGCAAGCATGAAGAGCCTGAAAAGCCTGCAGAGCCACCGGTGGACGTAGTGCTTCTTACAGAGATCAGGGATCTTCTCAAGGCACAGCAAGCGGCTGAGACGAGCAAAGAGGAAGAAAAGGCAGAAGAATAAGATCTGAAACGGTACACTTTTTAAGTTAAGGGACAGCTCCCATGTGGGGCTGTCTTTTTTGTTGGTTATCTTTTTGACGGCATTCGCTCAAATTAGGTAGGGGCAAACACTTTTCTTCTGTAAAAACTCCACAATTATTTATCTTTCACTTTGTCACTTATTCTGTTTTAAATCTCTTTACTTTTTTGTCATCATATGATAAAATAATAACATATATGTTTGTGAATACTTTTAAGCTTTTAAGTTTTCTAGCTTTCAAGCTTTTAATTATGAAAGGAAGTTTTTGTATGCCTATAACCGAGATACTGGAGCGTAACGCAAGAGAGTTCGGAAACGATGTTGCTCTGGTAGAGGTCAATCCTGAAATCAGAGAAACCAGACGTGTGACTTGGAAGGAATATGAGCTTATCGAGCCTAACCCAGTCTGTCATTATCGCCGTGAGATAACCTGGAGCGTTTTCAACGAAAAGGCTAACCGCTTTGCCAATCTGCTTTTATCCCGTGGGGTAAAAAAGGGTGACAAGGTGGGTATCCTGCTTATGAACTGCCTTGAGTGGCTGCCTATTTATTTTGGTATCCTCAAGACGGGTGCGCTTGCAGTGCCGCTGAATTTCAGATACACTCCAGAGGAGATAAAATACTGTCTTGACCTTGCCGAGGTGGATATTCTTGTATTTGGTCCTGAATTTATCGGCAGAGTTGAGGAGATAGCTGATGAGATAAGCAAGAACAGACTTCTTTTCTATGTTGGCGAGAACTGTCCGTCATTTGCAGAGCATTATGACAGGCTCACTGCAAACTGTGCAAGCACTACTCCGTACATAGAGCTTACTGATGAGGACGATGCGGCTATCTACTTCTCGTCAGGCACAACTGGCTTCCCGAAGGCTATCCTGCACAATCACGAGAGCCTTATGCACGCCGCAAGAGTTGAGCAGAATCATCACGGTCAGACAAAGGAGGACGTTTTCCTTTGTATCCCTCCGCTTTATCACACAGGAGCGAAGATGCACTGGTTCGGAAGCCTTATCTCAGGGAGCAAGGCGGTGCTTCTCAAGGGCGTGAAGCCTGAATTTATACTTGATACTGTATCGAGGGAAAAGTGTACTATCGTATGGCTTCTTGTGCCTTGGGCGCAGGATATCCTTGACGCTATCGACAGCGGTGAGGTGACACTTTCAAAGTATGAGCTTTCACAGTGGAGGCTTATGCACATAGGCGCACAGCCTGTTCCGCCGTCACTTATTGCACGTTGGAAAAAGGTTTTCCCTAACCACAAATATGACACTAACTATGGTCTTAGCGAATCTATAGGTCCCGGCTGTGTACACCTTGGTATGGATAACATTGACAAGGTAGGCGCAATAGGCAAGGCAGGCTTTGGCTGGAAGGTCAAGATAGTTGATGATAAGGGCAACACTGTAAAGCGTGGCGAAGTGGGCGAGCTTTGCGTAAAAGGTCCTGGCGTTATGACCTGCTACTACAGAGATCCAAAGGCGACGGCTGAAACTCTCAAAGACGGCTGGCTTTTCACGGGCGACATGGCTCAGGAGGACGAGGACGGATTTATTTACCTTGTTGACCGCAAAAAGGACGTTATTATAAGTGGTGGAGAAAATCTTTACCCTGTACAGATAGAAGACTTTTTGAGAAGTCACGACGCTATCAGGGACGTGGCAGTAATTGGTCTGCCTGACCAGCGTTTGGGTGAGATAGCGGCGGCAATAATCGAGCTAAAGCCAGACCACCCATGCACAGAGGAAGAGATAATGGCGTTCTGCCAGAAGCTTCCGAGATACAAGCGTCCGCACAAGATAATCTTTGCAGACATACCGAGAAACCCGACGGGCAAGATAGAGAAGCCGAAGCTCAGGAAGATATACTGCGGCGAGAGCCTTGTGGCAAAGCAAAATCACGGATAAAAAGTAAAGAGGGGTAACGAAAATGGGACGGGAAGTAGTATTTGCCAACATACGAAAAAGAATGATAGCAATGATAGTTGGCGGTGTGATACTCACGCTAATGGGTGGATTTATCTCATTTGCGGCGGTAGTAGCCGGTGAATACAGCGTATTGATACTTGGACTTTTTGCACTTACGCCTGGTGTTATATTTCTTATATTTGGTACGTCACGGAGGACGCACCCTGAAAAGAGCGGCATATTCAAAGCCAATCCCGATCTTTTACAGCAGGCTGACGAGCTTTACGCCAACATACAATATCAGGACGATTATATTATCGTATCCGACAGGGTGCTTGCCAACAAGAAAGCGCCATTTCAGATGTGCTGGCGAGAGGAAGCCTACGGCATTTACCAGCACACAGCGAGTATGAATTTCATCAGCTACACCAACGAGATAATCGTCTGCACGAAGCACAAGAAGAATGTACTGCGTTTTAACGTATATGCCAAGGGCAAGGACACCGCCATGGGGCTTATGCAATTGCTTTCCCAATGTTGTCCCAACGCAATGGTAGGTTGCACTCCTGAAACGCTTGCATATGTTAAGGAGATGCAGAGGCGTGCTCAGCAATAGATAATGGACAAGCTCTTTGTGCTTAAATTTGCACAAAGGGCTTGACTTTTTTTGTGATTACTTGTATAATAGTATAGTTGACACAAGGAGATGTACCCAAGTGGCTGAAGGGTCCGCACTCGAAATGCGGTAGTACGGCAAAACCGTAGCGAGAGTTCAAATCTCTCCATCTCCGCCAAACGAACAAAAACCACCGTATTTACGGTGGTTTTCTTTTGTATACACGATTTTTACACGATTGTGTTCAATATCTTCACCGCACGTTCTTCCTCTCGTGGGTAGAGGTGCGAGTAGGTGTTCCATGTCATTGATATGTTGGAGTGACCTAAACGCCGTGCTATCTCCTGAATGTTTATGCCCTCATTGGCGAGCAGGGAAGCGTGGCTGTGACGGAAGTCATGAATACGGATACGTTTGACACCTGCCAAGTCTGCAAACTTCTTATTTGTCTTTTCAAGGGACGTGTCACGGATAGGACGCTCACCGCCGCAGATGTACATATCATCGCTGAACTTTGGCACTGCTTTCTTACAGCGTTCGTAATGTTCTGACAGCACTGCTCTTAACGGCTCTGGTATCTGTATCGTACGTATGCTTGGCTTGTTCTTTGGCGGCGTGATACGATCACCGCCTTTGAGCTTCTGAGCAATGCTCTTGGTGATAGATATGTAGCTGTCTTTTATATCCGTCCATTGCAGAGCGTATATCTCGCCTTTTCGCATACCCATGTAAAATGCTATGTTGAAAAATACATAGTAGTTCCATTCGTACATTGAGCCGCCGTCCTCTGCTTCCTGAGAGTATTCTTTTGCTGATGATATGTATTTCTTGAACTCGTCAGGCGTGTAGAAAAGCATTTCTTTCTTGGCTTCAAGGGGCGCTTTGAAGTTGCCTGCGGTGATAACGGGGTTTTTCGGAATGTATTCCATTTTCACAGCATAGTTCATCATTGCACGAAATTCGCCATAAATGTTCTTTCGAGTGACGATAGCCAATCCCTGCTCTGACAGCTCCTGCTTCCATTTCTGCACCATTGGCACGTTCAGATTATCTATCCTCACGCTTTCAAAGGTGGGCAGGACGTTCTTTTTCAGTATTCTTAGGGACTTGTCCAGTGATGTTTCACGGACCTCTGAACGCTTGGCGGTGATGTACTCCGTGAATAGCTGTCCGATAGTCATTTTCGGAGTTATCTCTTTAGCATTGAGCTTTTGTGTAAGCTGGATTTCAAGCTGCTTAGCCGTCTCTGCACCGAACGCCACACGGTCTATCTGATGAGACTTTCCGAAACTGTCCGTATAATTGATACGTACACGATATTTTTGCAGACCGTCTTTTCTGATGTTCTTTCCGTTCTTGTCTGTCATTTTGTAGATCGGCATAAATATTCCTCCTATTCTTGACACTTCCTCGAAAGTGTGCTACAATAAAAGGGCAGAATTCGCCCTTTCGTGGTTGTTGGGTGTGAATTTTCTGAGCTGATACTGTCAATATCAGCTCACCGTCCTCTGAGTGTTTGCGGCACTCAGAGGATTTTTTTTATTTTAAAGCTGTATAATTATAGTTTCAGTATCAAAGCCGTCAGACCAATCATCGGAATTAAAGATATGAAAACTGAATTCAAAAGTTTGCATATCGTCTTCGGATATAGAATTTTCCTCTAATGACCAACTATTAATTCCTATTGAATCATTTGCTTTTTTACCTGCATTGACATCCGCAGACATTGTTGTGTCAACCATAAAGCCGTTCGCAGAAAAATCACGAACCTGAACTGTATAATTTGTGCTCGTGCTATTTTCAATCAGTACTTTGATTTCTGGACCAAATATACTGCTTGTATAATCCATACCAGTAAAGGTAATCTTAATTCCGTTATTATCAAACAAAACTTGATCTTTGGGTTCTTCAGCAGTAGTTGTTGTAGTGGTGGTAGTAGCTTTAGTGGTCGTAGTAGTCGTTGTTGTGGTAGGCTTTTCCGTCGTTGTTGTCATTTCTTCCGTCGTAGTCGTAGTCTCCGCTGTGGTTGTCGTCGTTGTGGTTTCCTCTGATGTTGTAGTAGTGGTAGTTGTTGCAGTAGTGTTTTCACTTGAAGATGAGCTGTCACCACTTCCACAAGCGGACATTCCGCAAACGAGCGATAATGCAATTACTCCAGCTATAAACTTCTTCATAAAAAACTTCCTCCTTGTAATTCAATAATTTCCGACATTTGTAAACAATTTATGAAATCATTTACATTGTCTTAAATTGGTGATATAATGTATTTGTAATCATGCAGGAGAAAACTCTGTGTGCTATCCCTGTCAGTATTTGCGGTGCTGACAGGGACTTTTTATATCACCCTGTTATAATATCCATACAATTCACAGACCTTGACCATAAAATCTTCGGTCACACCGAAAAACTCGGCAAGTTCCCATATTTCAAGGATACCATTTTCAAATGCTTCTATCAGCTCGTCCTCTGTGACGAGCTTTTTTATTGCCCATTTATCTGCACGAAACTCCATTCGAGAACGAAGCTCCAGCGTTCTTTCATTATAAAATGCACCTGTTTCACAATGTCCCAGCTCGTGAGCCATTATGACAGTTTCTTCTGCTCTCGTGGTGATCTTCTTAGAGTCTACCACAATCGCACATTGTCCCCTATCACTAATGGATATGGACTTCTGCTCATTTCTTAGCTTTCCGTCAATAACTATAATGTCTCTGCCCTCCGCAAAATTGCGCAGTTCAGCACTATCCATATGTACCGCCTCTATTCTTTATTTTTCTTATCCTCTCTCATCTGCCGTGCTATCTGAGCGTAATGCTTTACGTCTGCAAGCACATCATCATCAACGTCTGCCGTCCCCCAGAGAGCGAACTTGATGTTATCGTCCATATCCGAACTCTGTGACTCGGTCTTATTGCCTGTCATGAGATAGTCTGTTGAAACGTCAAAAAGTTTCGCTATCTTTGAAATCGCCTCAGAGGAAAGAGTTTTACTTCTACCTTGTTTCAAATCTGTGATAGATCCTCTACTTACCATTGCTTCTTTACACATTGCCGTTATTGAAATTTTATGTTCCTTGCACAGATTTTCAATTCTTATGTACAATTCTGACATAGTTACACCTCGATTTTTGTGCAACCGTACAATCTTACGACATTCCGTAATAAAGATTAATTTAACTATTGACATTTACGGAGAAACGTAATATAATACAAACATAGACAGTACGGAAGAACGTAATAAATTATCTTACAACTACATTGTATTACATTTTTCCGTAAAAGTCAATACTATAACCAACTGTATTTTTAAATATTGTGCAAAGGTGGTGTTAATTATTAGTGAACGTAAAAGACCACTGTCAGAGTACGGCGTGGAAGTCAAGGTACGTCTTGTTAAGCTCAATAAGACACAGAAATGGCTCATTGAGGAAGTCAAGAAGCTTCTTCCTGAAACTTATCTCGACACATCTAATCTGTATAAGATAATGACAGGCGAGATAAAGTCTACCAAGATAGAAACGGCTATCAATGAAGTCCTTGACATTAATTATACTCAGAACGCTGAAAATGTCAACAGCTAACAGTCCGATTGAACGGACAGAAAAAGAGGAGGTACAAGAATGAAACTGTACAAAGTAACAACAGTAGACCAGTATCATTATAAAAGGGTGTTCACAGTAGCAGCAAAGAGTCAGTACGAGGCTCTGACAAAGGCAAGTGTTATTTGGCCCCATGAGAATGTTTTGACTATCGAGGAGGTGGACTAAATGAGGTCACCTGACATTGAAATGGCAGTGCGGCTGTA